AAGATAAAAGCAATGCTCCACTTTTTTATCAAAAAGAATATGATAAGCACAAAGAAATATTCGGAGTTGAGCCAAACATTATCGGAATGTTTTGGTTTGATAATGAAATATTAATTGATAACATAATAAAAGCAATAGAAACAAATAAGCCTTATGATGAGTATGAATTATTAAGTGATGACGAAAAAAAAGCTTTTGATAATGGAGATTTATTGTTTTAGACTAAAAACACATTGGTATAATTTACTCACATTAATTTGGATAGGGGCTTTTTATATCTTTTAAAAATATGTTATAATTTTTCTAAGCGTGGATACGCCAAAGGAGAAAAAATATGTTTGAAGAATTAAAAAACTTACTGGATGGTAAGGAAGACGGATTAAAGTTGCTTAGTGATATTGAAGCTAATCAAAACGCACTAACTAGCAAATTGAATTCACTTGAAGTAGATAGCAGAAAAGCTTTCAGTACAAGAGATGAGTTAAAAATGAAGTTGAATTTAGTTAAGTCTAGATTGGGCATTGATGATATTGATGACGAAGTATTAACTAAGGCATTAAAAGGTAAAACTGATGATGCAGAACTAAATAATCTTAAATCACTACTTGAAAAAACAAGCAGAGAGAAAGAGGAAATCGAAGCTGGATATAAATCTAAACTTTCTAATTTTGCTTTAAAAACTGAATTACAAAAGACGGGATTATCGCAAAAAGCTTTAAATCAAGATGTTTATGAAATTCTTGAAAATATAGCTCTAAAAGGTGCATTTTATGATGATAGCGGAGCTGTTATATATAAAAACGAAGATGGAAGTACAACTTACATCAATGGCAAACCAATGACATTGTCTGACAAAGTAGCAACACTTGAACAGAATGAAGCATATAAGCCTTTGTTTAGAGCAGTTGGAATTGGTGGGACAAATGCAAATCCAAGCACAAAAGCTGGATCTGTTAGTGGTGGTGGCATTAATTTAGATAGTGATAAAAGCACTAGAATTGATGCAATCAGAAACAAATACAAATTATAAAAAGGATTTAAAATGGCATTATCAAATATGGCAATTTTCAATAAATATGTTCCAGAAGTAGCGGTTGAGTTATTATCTCAAATGGTAGAGAAATTCAATAGTGCTTCAGGCGGAAGTATTCTATTAACTTCAAAGGGTTTTGAGGGTGATTTCTTTGAAAGAAGTTTCTTTGCAAGTTTAGAAAGTGCTCAAAGAAGAGTAGATAGATATGCACTTAATGGAACTCCAGCTTCAACTGACTTAGCTCAAACAAGAGAAGCAAGTGTTAAAGTTGCTGGTGGTTTCGGACCAATATTATTTGAACCAGCTGATATGTCTTGGATGCTGAAAAATGAAGCTGAAGCTCTTGAAGCAATCGCTAAAAACTTAGCAATGGCTATAATGAAAGACCAATTAAATGCTGGTATTGCTTCTGCTGTAGGTGCAATTGCTAATCAATCAGCTGCTAAAAATGATGTTTCTGCATCTGCTGGATTAACTTATGGTGCTTTAAATGATACTGATGCTTTATTCGGTGACTCTTCAATGAACCTTGTTGCTAGAATTATGAATGGTACTGCGTACCATAAACTAATCGGTCTTAACTTAACTAATGCTCAAACATTATTTAGATCTGATACTGTAACAGTCGTTGATATTCTTGGTAAACCAGTAATCGTTACTGATGCACCTGCTCTTTATGCAGCTGGAACTCCAAATCTTCTTAAAGTTTTAACATTAAGTGCTGGTGGAATTATAATCTCTGATGGTTCAGATGTAGTTACTAACGCTACAACTTCAAATGGTAAAGACAGAATTGAAACAACTTTCCAAGCTGATTATTCATTCGGAATTGGTCTTAAAGGTTATACTTGGGATACTACAAACGGTGGAAAATCACCAACTGATGTTGAACTTGCTACTGGTACTAACTGGGACAAAATTGCTACAAGCATTAAAAATACTGCTGGTGTTATCACTATCGGTAACGCTGCTCTGTAAGCTTATAAAGTTCTCTTCGGAGGGCTTTATTAAGTTTATAATAAAGGATAAATATGAAAATTTGGTATGTAAAATTTCCAACTTATATGTATGTTGAAAATGTTAAAGAAGTTGCAAAAGCTAATGGATTGAAAATCATTGATGCTAAGTTTCAAGAAGATAATAAACAATGCGAAAACGCTCCAAAACTTACTGTAATAGGTGAAGTTGTAGTTCCAAAAATAGAAATTAAAAAGACGACAGTTAGAAAGACTAAATAATGGCATCAATCTTAACTCAAAATGCTTTTAGATCTATTTATGACTATATGTTTAGAGTTGGGGCTTTGATTGGTACAACTACAAGACCAGCAGTCGTACTTGAAGAGATAAATGACGCTGTTCATAGTGGAATTGCTTTCCAAGTTGATGGTAGAAATTCTTTGACAAATGGAAGCAGTTTTAATTTTATGGCAAAAGTTGGAGCTTTACCACTTCACTTTATAGATTTTACTTTAGAAACTACGGATGGCGAAGTTATACTTGAGTTGTATGAAAATCCAACCATAACATCAAATGGTACTGCTGTTACTTCAAATAATAAAAATAGGTCATCAACTAATACATCATTAACTGCTTGTTATAGTGGTACGACAGTATCATCAAGTGGAACATTAATTGCTAGACATCATATTTTAGGAACTGGTCACGGTGCTTTTAGTGCTGGTGGGAGTGGTGGCTTTGGCGGTGAATGGTTATTAAAGCCAGACGAAGATTATTTGTTTAAAATAACTAATAGTTCAGGCTCTACAATACAATACTCAGTGAATTTTTACTACTTTGAAAAATAGTATAATACAAACAAAAAAGGTTTTAAAATGGCTTTGATTATTTATCCATTAAGCGGATTTGATAGTTTTGTAACACTTGAAGATACTACAAGCAACTTAACTAATAATGTAATAGATATAACAGCTTGGACAGCTTTAACTGAAACAGTGAAAGAAATCTATCTAAGACAGGCGACTTTACTGATTAAGTCAAGAATCGACTTAGATTTGGTTGTGAGTGTTGATAATTTAGAATTAGCGACTTCATTGTTAGCAAATTATGCTGTTGGTGTTGATATTACTGATGATACAAATGACGGAAACATCAAAATAAACGAGATAACTGGTGTTATTCATAAAGAATACTTTACAAAAGGTAAAGCTTCTAATGCTATGCCAACAAATGTGGTATCTCTATTGAGTGAGTACGGCTTTGTTGGTTCAGGTAGTATAAAAATATTAAGAGCTTAATATGAGTGATGCTTTAAACGCAATCAGAGATATTGAGAAAGCTATTGTAGATTATGGAAGCGATATTACTTTAAATAAAATAGTAGCTGGAACTTATAATCCACAAACTGGTACAACTTCAGGAACTACGACAAGCTATTCAATGAAAGCCATTGTAAAAAGAAATGCAACGGCTAGTTTGGAAAGAAGTATTACTAATAATGTTACAGTGAATACTTATGAATTAAGCATATTGTTATACCACACAGAAGAGCCAAAAAAAGACTGGAAAGTGATATATGAAGGAAATACTTACACGATACTTTATGTAAGTTCTGTAGTGCTTCAAAACTCTAATTTAATCTATGAATTGCTTATCAAGAAATAACAATGAGCCTATCATCTGAATTTCATAGCTTAATCAATGATGCTTATATTGCAAAAGCAACTATGGTTAAAAGCTTAGAAAATGAATTGATACAAAAGACGCCAGTTGATAGTGGACAACTTAAAAGTGCTTGGACTACACAAAGAACATCGGATGGTTGGATATTGACTAATAATATGGAATATGCTGATTTTATTTTCAGAGGTAGAAGACGACTTGGCAATAGAACAGTTGGGTCATTACAACTTCCAGATGGCGTATTTCCAATATTACAACAACACAATAATGAGCTAGAAACTCGATTAAAGGATTTAAAAAGATGAGCAGCTTTATAATAAAATCAACTCTTGAGGAGTATTTAGTAGCAAACTGGACAGAAACTCCGATTAAGTTTGAGGGTATGCCGATTGATTATAGTAGCGATGTAAGTTTTATCGTTCCTAAATATGTTGGAGTAGCAAATAGTGGCTTTTATGGTAGTGGAAATCAAACAAATGGTCAATTACAAATCTTTTGTTATGCTCAAAATCCAGTTCTTGCATATAAGCTTTCAGATAGTGTTTGTAGCTTTTTTAAGTGCTTAGACCTATCAAATGATGTTCATACTTTAATCCCACAACAACAAGGCAGTGCGATTAATTTAGATGATGGGTTCTTTGAAGCATTCGTAACTATTGAAGCAAATTGCTACTCTTAGAAAATGATATAATTACTTAAATTTAACAAAAGGAAATTGAAATGGCTAGAATTAATACGAAAAAAAGTGCAATATTTATCAAAAGTGGTGCAGTTTTACCTGTTGGAGCTGATGGCTTCCTAGAAGTAACTGAAGAGTTGAGTGTAAATCCAACTGTAAAAGTTGAAGAGTTTAAAAGAGTTAATGGACTACTTGGTTCAAATGATAGTTATGCTGACACTTGTGATACAACTGTATCTTTAAGTTTAACGCATAATATGAGAACATCAAACAAAGCTGGTGATGCTTTAGATACTGTTCCAGAATATGGTGAACTTTTAAAACTTGGTGGATTTACTGAAACTGTTGGTGCTGATACTGTAGTTTATACAAACTCACAAACTCCAGCTAAAGGTTCAGTATGTGTTTATATTGATGGAAACAAACATAGTTCAACTGATGGAGCTGTTGCAGATGTAAAGATGGATTTTACTGTTGGGATGCCATCTAAAATTACAGCTACTCTCTCGGCTTTCTTAGATAATGAAGGCGTTGCTACAAGTGCTGCAAATCCAACAGTTACACTTTCAAGCGAAGACTTAATGATTGTAGGATGTACTGACATCATCTCAACTGATGCAAGTGAAATTAAAGCTGATAAAGTAGGAATTGAAATTAATCCACAAGTTGATAAATTCTACGGAATGGGACTTAAAGAATATGCAATTAGTGACTATAACATCAAAATAACTGCTGACTTCTATCCAGAAAATACAGACTATAATGATGCAATAACTAAAATCAATGCTGGAACTGTTGAAGCTCTTTTAATTAAGCTTAACACTGGAGCTGCTGGAGCTTTAGTTGATGGTAGGTCTGTATTAATAACTGCAACACTTGGAAAAATGACAAGTTTCACAGACTCTAACGACAAATCAAACTTAAAAAGAAGCATAACTTGGATGTTACAAGGTGATAGTGCTGGTGAATGTATTTCAATCACACACGGTAATCATTCTTAATTAACAATAGAGGGCAGGAATATCTCCTACCTGTCCTCGACCTTTTAGGAGATAAACTAACTAACATTTAATGGAGATTAAAATGAAATTATCATTCGCTGACAAATTTACAATAGAAACAGAAATAAATAACGAAGATGTAATTCTTACTGGCAAGTTTAAAAGACTTGATAAAAAGCAAGAACTTGAAATAAAAAAGAAATTTAAAAAAGACTTAGATCTAATTGAAGAGCTTACATTATTAGCAAGAAAGGCTAATAAATTAGAGCTTAGACTACAAATTAATCCTGACGACTCAAGCATAAAAGAAGAGTCTTTATTGTTATTTGATAAAGTAAATGAATTACAAGATTTAATTACAAAATCAAACGCAAAAGAGGCAATGGCAAAATATAGATTTGATATCTCAATCGAAAGTGATGATATGGCTAATCTTATCGCTATTGGCGAAACTTATGGATATTCTGAATTAATTAACGCAATAAGTGAAGATGTTGAAGCGGGAAAGCAAAAAAATACAAAAGTATAATTACTTGGGCTGGTCAATATGCAAATGGCACTGACTACTCTTCGTTTGAAGCAGAAGATTTACAAAGTATTCTAACAAACCCAAATTCAAGAGTTATTGCTTTTGATAAAGATGATTATGAAGCACAGCTTTTAATGTATGTATTTAAGCAATTACAATACGAATACAGTGGAATGAACGGAAAGCTAACTGGCTTTAAATATGACCACTTAAAAGACTTGTTGAAATGGAATAACCTCCCCCCGAAGCACTACACACAACTTATAACAACGATGTTTTATTCTTTTTTGAAGCACTTGAAGTCTGATTAACTTTGGGTGCTTTTTAAATTTGATATGATATAATTAAATTATCCATTTAGTAGTGGCATAGGAGTGTTCGAAAGCTCCTATAACTTTTAAGCTACAAATGAGAATACTACTAAAGCGAGATATAATGATACTTACAAAAATATGTACTAAATGTAGTATAAAAAAATCAATTACAGACTTTCCTAAAAATAATCAATCAAAGGATGGATTAAATTCGTATTGTAAAAAATGTAAAAACAATATGAATAAAATTAGAAGAGAAAGTAATAAAGAATATTATTTAAAACAAGAAAAAAAATTCAGAGAAAATAATATGCAAAAAATAAAGGAATACAAAAAGAATTGGGATTTAAATAACAAAGACAAGCTTGAAGATTATTGTATGCAATATAGAGATATGAAACTATTAAAAATGAGAGAATATTATTGTAAAAATTATGAAAAACTTAAAAAATCACAAAAACGATATTACTACAAAAATAAAGAAATATTATTAGCAAAAATGAAAACATATAGAGAAGATAATAAAGAGAAATTAAAAGAGAGTCGCATTGAATATTATTACACAAACAGGGAACATATATTAAAATTAAATAGAAAAAATAGAAAAAATAATATTAAATATTTTAGAGAAAGAGAGAGAAAATATAGAAAAACGAATAAATATAAAACTTATGTACACAATATTAAAATTCACAGAAGACATCTAATAATAAGCGGAAATATCAATAATCAAGATTTGCTAGAATTGATAAATAAGTCAAAAAAATGCTATTGGTGTAATAAAATGTTAAATGGGAAATATCATATAGATCACTATATACCGTTAAGCAAAGGAGGCTTACATAAATTAGATAATCTTGTTATATCTTGTGCCTTTTGCAATCTATCAAAAAACAATAAAGATCCGCTAGAGTTTGCACATAAAATCGGTAGATTATTATGATGGTATAATATGAAATAAATTAATTATGGAGGTGTTCCATCGCACAGTTTCTTATCGAAGTAAATACATCAGGCGAAGCGAAAATCGCATCACTACAAAATAATATAGATAAACTAGACAAATCAAACAAACAAGCTAAAAGTTCAAGTGGCGAATTATCTTCATCTTTAAAATCAATAGGTATCGCAGCTGGTTCTTATTTTGCTGTTGATAAATTAGCTTCTGCATTAGTAGGTCTTGGTGCTTCAACTATTCAAACAGCAAGTGAATTTGAGAAGTTTGGATTAATACTTGAAACACTTTATGGAAGTTCTGAAAAAGCTCAACAATCTTTAGGTTGGATAAAAGAGTTCTCACAAAAAACACCTTATACTCTAAAAGAAACCACTGATGCCTTTGTAAAATTAAAATCATACGGTATTGAGGGAACTAATGGAACTCTTAAGACTTTAGGCGATACTGCTGCTGCAATGGGTAAACCGTTAATTCAAGGTGTTGAAGCTATGGCTGACGCATTAACTGGAGAGAATGAAAGACTTAAAGAATTTGGTATTAAGGGGTCTATTCAAGGTCAAAAAATCGGCTACGCTTGGACTGATGCAAGTGGGAAAAGTAAACACATTATTGTAGAGAACAACAAAGAAGTAATAAGAAGCACTTTGGAAGCAATCTTCAATAGTAAATATGAGGGAGCTATGGAAAAGCTCTCTGGTTCATTCGGTGGTCTTGTTTCAAATATGACAGACTCATTTGATAGTTTAAAATTAAAACTTGCTGATAGTGGTGCATTTGATGGCTTAAAAGAAGCAATAAGATTGACAACTGTTGAGATTAATAGTTTAGCTGATAGTCAAGATGCAATGAATGGTTTTGGAGTGGCTTTTACAACTGTCATAAGTGGCATAGTTAAAACTTTAGGCTTCTTTGGTAAAGCAACAATCCAAGTTATTGAATGGTCTGAATTCTTATCTACCGCATATACTGTTTCTATTAATTGGATACAAACAAAAATAAATAACTTAGTTATTGCATTTGTTGAAACATTTAAGACTATAAGTGAATTCGCTCAAAAAATGGGCATTGACCAAACGAAACAATTAGCTGATCAAAATAATACTTTAAAAATGCTACGAGAGGCTAATAAATCTTTTGCAGATGATAGTAATAAAAAACTTGTAAGCTATAACAAAGAGTTTAAAGCATTAGAAGAGGCACAGGGTGCAATAGACAAGATTACAAAATCATTTGAAAAAGCTGGTGAGGCAAGAAAAAAAGCATTAGGTGAGCCTATTATTAAAAAAGATGTAGTTGGTGCATTACCTGGCGATTTAACTTCTGGTGCTGGTAAAGTTAAACTAACAGAGCAACTAACAGAACAACAAAAGCTAGAAAAAAAAGCAATTGATGAGAAAATAAGGTTAGAAAATGAAGCTGTATTAGCTGGATTGGATGGGTATGCAAGACAATTTAAAGCATTAGAACAATGGAGAACAGCCGAGCTAAAAGAATATGCTTCAGTAGCTGAAATGGAAGCCGTTATTGATAAAACTTATTTAGCTAAAAAATCAGAAATAGAGAGAAAACAAAGCGATGAACAGACAGAAGATGAGGAGAAACGGCAAGCGAAAATATTTGAAGCTAAAAAGAAAAATGCCGAATTAATAGCTGGATTATTTTCTAGTGATTTAACTGAAACACAATCGTTAGATGCTAAATATACTAATCTTATTCAACAAATGGCTGAAACTGGTCAAGCAACAAACGAACAATACGAAGCAATTAATAAAAAATACTTAACAGATCTTGAAAAAATAGAGCAAGAGAAACTTAATAAAACAATTGAGGAAATTAGAGCTTGGGGAGGCATTGCACAAGAGTTTTTAACAACAGCGTTCAATAATGTATATGATGAAATAAAAGACTCTTATGCGCCACTTATTGAGTCTAATCAATACTTAGCAAGAAGTTTAGACCTTCAGGCTAATATGTATAAAACATTCGGGCAAAGTGGAACTGGTGCTGTTGTAGGTTATCAATCGCAATTAGCAACTATTCAAGCACAAAAACTTATATTAAGTGAACAGTATGACTTAATGGCTAAAAGTATGCAATTCAAAAAAGTGCTTCAACCATTATTCGAAGTTGCTGGTATTGGATTTGCTGTAGCTGGTTATTTTTCTTCCGCTCAAGCAATGTCTATACTAAAAGGAGTAGAGTTTGCTTTAGGTGGTCAAAAATTAGCTGACACTATGACTGGCTTTACAGATTATCAAAAGCAATACATATCAGCAGTTGAAACATTTAAAGAGCAGATGAGAAGCTTAGCTGATACTCTTGTTAGTATTGCTGGAAGTATTTATGACGCTATTCCATCATTTAGAGATCTATATGACACTATAAGTGGAACTAATACTTATCAAATCAAGGCTCAAATAGAAGCATTAAATTATGTTAAGCAATATACAAATTTAGATAAAAATTCTTTAACAACTTTTGTGAATGATGTTTTAATGGCTCAAAGTGCATTTGTAACTGGCGCTGTTGATATAGCTGGAAGTGCTAATGAGGGTCTTATCCAAAGTGTTGATATTTTTAGTAAATATGGTTTGGCAATAGATAGTTTGAATGAGAAATTTGCAAATAGCTTAGATGTTGTAGCAAATCTTATATCAGCAAATGAAGCTGGAAATAAATCAATATTAGATTTTGCAAGAACTATTAGAAGTGAACTTGGAGCATCAACTGATAAACAAGGTGCTAGAAAAATAGCAACTTATGATTTTTATAAAGCATTATCTGAATATAAAAAAGGAAATGTGGACGCAAGTACATTATTACAATATGCGGGAACTTTAAAAGGAACATTATCTTCTAGTAGTGAGTTAAAAGCATTAGCTTTAACACTTGAAAATGTTGCACAACCACAAAGTACAGAAGACTTATTAACTAAGCTAAATAATCAAATAGCTAACATTATGACTGTTGGAATGCCAGTTGTAAATATTGCACCAGCTCAAAGCGTTGAAGCTCAAACACTAAGTGCTATTAATGATACAAAATCTTTAATACAACAAATATTAGATTTCTTAAGTAATCCACTCGGAAATATTGGAGATGTTATCCAAAAAATTATTGATGCAATTATTGAAGCGGCTGGAAGGATAGTCAAAGCTGTAGTTCAGGCTGTGATTGATATTGTCAAGGGTATTTGGAATCTTGGTGTGGATATCGTGAAAGGATTTGCCAACTTACTTGTGGATCTTGGAAAAACAATTGTGCGGGGTTTTATAGATGCAATTAAGGGAATAGGAGGTGGCATAATCGAGGGCGGAAAGGATATTATTAAGTTTGGAGGGAATCTGATTAGT